TTTATTCCCTTCGGTTTCGTACATAGTAGAATCTTTTATAAGTTGCATCGTACACTCATGCCGCTCTCTACCAATATAATGGTTTATCGCACCTATCAAATAATTTCCTGTATATACTTTATCCATCAAATCATTATTATGTGTTTCGTCTCTGGGATTATTTTTATATGTTGTGATGTGTACTTTTTTACCAACGGTATAATCCGTTCTTCCAGGAACAGTTATGTGTATTCTATGTGTTTCTATCAACCTCATCATTGAAGTTCTAAGCTGAACGAATGCGCTATCAGTTACATCAGGATACTGATTAAATCCATTATTGTGTTTTGAATTTACTAATATTCTAGCATTTGATCTGGTTACATTACTAGTAGAAACCAAAGCATTTTTGTTTAGACTTCTTTCAGGATTAAAGTATTGAAGCATATTAAAATTTCTAGAGGTATATGCTTTAGTAACCAGATCATGCGCTATTAGTTTGGAAGAATACATTCCTGAATTAGATGCTTCCATATAGTCGTACATATCAGGAACTGAAAAAGTTTCTATGCGTTTGTAATCTTCATCAATATCTCTGATGCTGCTATTTAAACCAGAATCAGTTCTAGTATATCTGTCATAAACAAATTTTTGAATAATAGGTTGCTGAATTAAATTATCTATTGTTCTAAAGTTATATCCCTTCCTATCCTCATAAAAAACATAAGAAGGAAGACCTCTCCTGTTAAACGATTTACTAACAGCGTAATTTATTGCTTCAGTAGGAGACCAATAATTAGAAACAAATTTTATGTTATTGGCACTTTCTTCTACAAATATAGATTTATTAGAATTTAAATTACTGCTGGATTTGACAATAGTGGAAGCGATATCTGATCCGCTACCAGAAAATGGTTTACTTAATTTAACATTAGCATCTGTCAAATAATCTACATTAATAAAATGTAATCTATATGTTACTCTACTATCTCCAAGTACAACTCTATCTGTAGCTCGGTAAATATAAAATTTGTGATTTATAATTGAAGATTTTAAATCTTTACTTTTATCTAAAGTTGGAGTAGATATTTTTAAATTTAAATATTCTTCGCCACGTAGTGGAAAAAGATTGACCAAATCTAACGAATCATCTATAATTAATGTTCCGCTAGTAAATGGAGCAAATAAATCTTCAAATATTTCTATGGCTCTACATTGATTGGTAATGTCTTGACCAAATCCTTGAGTAGTAACTATTTCTACTCGTTGAACCTTTACTTCTCCAGCAAATCTTAAATCGTTAGATGTAGCCATTAGATAAGATCTTCAAAAGCATTTAGTATTTTATACAACATTGTTTTAGATATCAATTTAATTCTACGATTTTCTTCATTTTTAGCATCTTCATACTGCATGTTAGAAACTGAAGTTGCTTCAGCATTTGAAGAATCTACTTCATAACCATTAGAATCTACGTAATGATGTACAGCATTTTCATTACCTGATCCATATTTTTGCGTTACAAACTTTTCTAAAGCTGGATATTCCATAGGGTAATCAGCAATCCAGTCATATCTAAGATTACACAACATAACTACCCAATGATAATCTGGAGATCCATATACCTTTTCGGATATAATTTCTGGTGTTTCTCCAGTCTTAATATCATACTCATCATATAATGTAATATTAGAAAGTATTTCTGTTCTTATGCGAACATTTTTAGTAATATCCTTTACTAGTGTTAAATTTGTTTTACCATTAACATCAAAGTCGTAAAGGAAGTTGTTAAAATTTTTAAAGTACATTATAGATTATCCTGTATCTTATCCTTGGTGAGAAGAGTAAGTTCTCTAAACGTTAATGCAATATTAATTTGTGTTGGCATACCATCGGGGAAAGTTGTAAATTGTCCCTGTGGAGTATAATTAACGTTCATATTTGTTAATACGCAAGATGTGTGTCTATTAATATTTAAATTTTCTTTCGCTCCTTTATAATAGATAATGTCAAACTCTGATGGGTAAATATAAACCCAGTTGCCATCATCTTTAAATTCTGGATGCATATGAAGTTTAAATTCTTTAATGATGTTCAAAACCTTTTGTGCTTCAGAACTACTACGTGGATAAAATTGATAATCGAAAGTAAAGGTTCTGAAATCAACATTTCTAAACACCTGCTCCTTTTTAGGGTTAGGTGCTAATCCAGTTAATGCTTGAGCTGAAGTTCCTGCAGTAGTTAATGCTACATTAGTTGCAGCAGACTTTAAATTCTTTACACCTTCTACTACTGTATTTGCAGCATCCTTTGCTCTATTTGCTAATTCTTGAGTATCTGTTGTCAACCCACCAGTAGTCAATGCTTTAAACGTATCAGCTACGATACCCCCAGCTTCTAAACCCATTTGAAGTCCTAAGGTATCTGCCTCCTCGTATTGAACTCCATAATTAATATTTAAAGTGTTTGGTATATGTAAAGTTATCGCTGTACGCAAACGTTTCATTTGCCTAGTAAACTTTGGGCTATCTTCAACCTCTGGCGTATCATTTTGTATCAAACTGGTTTGTGCATATGCTGTAGCACCTGCTCCAACAACCTTACCTAAAGTTGAACCGCTACCAAAAGCTACTGTTCCAGCAACAAAATTTTGCCCAGCCAAACCTGTAGTAAGTTGTCCCTTCGAAACATCTCTGGCTCTAATATCTGAAACATCATTAGGAGTATATTCATCAACAGTTTCTACTGAACTTTCCTTAACTAATTTACTATCACTAGAAACATTTATATAAAAAACTACATAGTTATTTCCATGTTCGGTATTTCCCAGAAGATCTTCTGGATAAACATGATCTGTTATTTTATACTTTGAATCAAAATCTGCAGCATCTCCTCTGGGAACATATGGGTTCTTTAAAGGTTGATTTTGGGTATCTTTAATTTCTCCTGCTACTTGATTTACCTGAGATTGTTCTCTAGATGGGGCAGCTACGTTTGAGCCACCAAATGCTTGGGAAGCACCAGCAGAATTTGAATTATAGGAATTTGCCATTGTTCTAAATATATATTAGGTTATAGAAATACACTACTATTTATATGTTTCACAAACGAAAATTTACGCCACGCAATCCCGAAAAATATATCGGGAACGTCACAAATATCATTATGAGAAGCTCTTGGGAAACCAGATTCGCAGCTTGGTGCGATAGGAATCCTCAAGTTATAAAATGGCAAAGCGAAGAGACTGTTGTCTTATATCGATGCCCCACAGATAATAAAATTCATAGATATTACATAGATTTTAGGATCCAAGTAAGGAAAAAAGATAATACTCTCATGACTTATTTAGTCGAGATAAAGCCAGAAGAGCAGACTAAAGCACCAATTTTTCCTGGAAAAAGGACTAAAAGGTATTTGACAGAATCATTCTATTTTATCAAAAATCAAGCCAAGTGGAAGGCAGCGAAGTCTTATGCTCAAGATAGAGGATGGGAATTTATAATTTTAACAGAAAAACATCTAGGTATTGCCTAAATAAATAACATATGGCCACTTCTATCTATAAAATATTTGAAGATAACCAGTACAGTTTACCTGATGCTGCGAAACGTTCAAAAACATGGTTTGATCAACAAGTTTTGTTGCTCAGGAGGAAACGTTATACCCCACAAAAGGTACTAAAAGACGATCCTTCAGCATTGACTAAACGGTTGTTTATTGGAAGGATGTATACGTTTATGTATAATCCCAAAACCAAAGATAAATTGCCGTATTATGACATGTTCCCATTAATATTTCCATTTAGAGTTGAAAGTGATGGATTTTATGGGATAAATTTTCATTATTTACCATATTATATAAGAGTTAGATTGTTGGATAGGATGATGACACTTTCTACTAACAGAAAAATGGATGAAACGACAAGATTAAAGCTGAGATGGTCAATTTTAGAGTCATCAACTAAATATGCAGCTGTAAAACCTTCGGTAAAGCATTATCTAAATAATAACGTAAAGAGTTTATATAAACAAATTCCCGCTAAAGATTGGGTAACCGCTATGTTATTACCTGTAGAACAATTTAGGGGAGCAGATAAAACGACCGTATGGTCTGATTCTAGAAAGTTAGGAAGATTTTAATGGCACTAGACAATTTCATCAGCCAAATAAAGAGTGGCGGTTTAGCAAGGACTAACAGGTTTACTGTTCAGTTTGAGTTACCCCCAACTGTCAGAAAAAGTAAAGGTAGCAACAATTTAAGAAAGATTTTACTATTTTGCGACAGTGCTCAACTTCCTGGGATAAATCTATCGACTACCCAGTCTAGAATTTTTGGTGAATTTAGAGAAATGCCATATGAGAGGTTATTTGATCCTGTATCATTATCCTTCTACGTAGATAGTGAGATGTTAGTTAAAGTTTTACTTGACGATTGGATTAATTCTATACAAGATACATATACAAGAGACTTTAATTACTATAAAGACTACACAACATCAATGGTAATTAATGTTTATGACGTTGCCAACAATTTAAGTTACGCTTGTGTGCTTGATGAGGCATATCCCAAGGTTATGAGTTCTGTTTCTTTGGATTATGCGTCTAGAGAAATGATGAAACTGCCGATAACTATCCAATATAGAAACTGGAGAGCAGTTCATTATGGTTCAATTAAGAGTCCAGAAGAAAGTAAGTTTATGTCTAACAATTTACCAACTGCTGTGGCTAAATTGAGGCAAGATATCTACGGATTTGCTAAAAATAAGATTGTTCCTGATAGTTATTTCAATAATTTTGAAGCATATCAGGGAAGATTGAACGATTTTAACAATAGTTTCCAAAATGGCGTGTTGCAAGTTAATAATTCACTAGTAGATAACGGAATTAGTTCGTCATTATCAATTTAATGAGTAATTTATGAAAATAGATGATAATTTATCAGATTTATTTGAACTGGAAGAACCAGAAAAAGTTGTAAATACAAATATTGTCGCTGAAACGGGAGAGATTATAGAAAATAATCCCGAAAATAACAAATTAAACACCGACTATGATATGGCGAGGGGAAATTTACACGTTTTATTGACGCAAGGGCAAGATGCATTGATGAATGCATTAGAAGTTGCTAAACAAAGTGAACATCCAAGGGCATTTGAGGTGGTGGGTAACTTAGTTAAGCAATTGGCAGACGTTAATCAGCAATTATTAGACTTACATAAGCAAAAAGAACAAATTGAAAATCCCAAAGGCAGTAAAAATGACAAACAGGTGACAAATAACAACGCTATCTTTGTCGGTAGCACATCTGAATTGAATAAATTAATTTCGAATATGAATAAAGGAGATTAAATTATGGCTTTACCTATGCAACAAACACCTTCGTATACGGCAGTTGTGCCGTCAACAGGTGATAAAATACAATTTAGACCATTTTTAGTTAAAGAACAGAAGTCTTTACTCTTAGCACAACAAAGTGAAGATCAAAAAGTGATGATTGACACGTTGAAAGGTGTTATTTCAGCTTGTACTTTAGGTAAAGTTAATCCTGATGAGTTAGCATTATTTGATTTGGAGTATCTTTTTACTCAAATCCGTGCTAAATCAGTGGGAGAGACAGTAGAATTAATCTTTTCATGCGATGATTGTGATGATGAGAAGGCAAAAATTAAGATACCAATAGATTTAACTAAAATTGAGGTAACAAAAGACGAATCTCATAACAAAAAAATACCACTTTTTGACGATGTTGGCGTAGTTATGAAGTATCCGTCTATAGATATGCTAGAAATTATAGGAAAAATTAGTGAAAACAACCTCGAAACTGTTTTTAATGTTATTGGAAAGTGTATTGAATACATTTATAACAGTGACGAAGTATTTTACAGCAAAGAAACTTCTGAAGAAGAGATGTCAGAATTTTTAAACAACTTGACTCAAGACCAATTTGCTAAAATTCAAAAGTTTTTTGAGACAACACCTAAAATAAGTTCTAGTGTTCAATATAAATGTCCTGTTTGCAGTAAACAGCACAACAGAATTATAGAGGGCATGAACAATTTTTTTTAATAAACCTTGGTCATGATAGTTTATCAAATTATTATAACATGAATTTTTCGTTAATGCAACACCACAAATATAGTTTGACTGAAATTGAAGAGATGATACCATTTGAAAGAGAAATATATGTTTCGTTACTTGTTAAACACCTAGAAGAAGAAAAACAAAGAATAGAAAGTAAAAAGTAATATGGCTACCTTTACATCTGTTTTATCTGCACAAAAACAATCTAATAACAAAGAGGATAAACTCGAACAAGCTAAAATGTCAAAAGGCATTGCTGATGAGTTGAAAACTCAAACTGGATTATTAGATAGTTTACTAGGTGTAGAAAAACTAGAAAATAAAGAAAACAAAAAACTGCAAAAATCTCTCAGTGGTCTTGGGGATTTTGCTAAAAATGCAGGTTCTTCTATTCTTGGGGCAGGTAAAGGATTGCTCGGTGGAGCAGGTGGTATGATATCTGGTTTGATGGGTAACAAACTAGTTATGGGATTAGGATTAGGTGCTTTAGGGTTGGCGTTCAAAGACCAAATAGGGTCGGCACTTAAAGGATTGGCTGAGGGTTTAGGTTTATCATTTGAAGGTATAGGAAAATCATTAGACACTACGTTTAAGGGATTATCTGAGAGTCTAGGTATTTCTTTCGAAGATCTAGGACAAAATATGGATGAGTTCTTTTCTAATATGGTAACCTTCGTAGACGAAGTTATCTTAGAGCCACTAAAGCAGTGGTTTATAGATAACTGGCCAGCAATTAAAGAAGGAATCAAAGAAGGATTTATTGCTGGTGGGCAATTTTTACACGAAAAAATTATAGAGTGGTTTGGAGTTGATTTAGTTCAATGG